ATCTCTCCCTGGACGTGGTCGACCTGGGCGACGTCGCCGCTGTTTCACATGAAACGGCCGACGAGGCGCTCGATTTGCGGGTTGCCCTGGCGCCGATCGAGCGGCTCCGGCCCTACGCCGGCAATGCGCGGACGCATTCGACCGAGCAGGTGGCGGAAATCGCCGCCTCGATGCAGGAGTTCGGCTGGACGATCCCTGCCCTGGTCGACGAGGATGGTGGTCTGATCGCCGGTCATGGCCGGCTCTTGGCGGCGGCGTCGATCTACCACGACAACGGTTCGCTCCGGATGGCGTCCGGCGAGCCGATCCCGGTCGGGATGGTCCCGTACCTGGTCGCGCGCGGCTGGTCGCCGGAACAAAAGCAGGCCTACGTCCTGGCGGACAACCAGCTGGCGTTGCACGCCGGATGGGATGTCGAGGTCCTGAAGCAGCAGCTGGGCGAATTGGCCGAGGCCGGCTACGACGTCGGGCTCGCCGGCTTCAAGCCGGCGGACCTGGAGCAGCTGTTCGGCAAGATGCATCAGGGGATCCCCGACCGGGTGATCCCGCCGCCGAAGGATCCGCTCTCGCGGCCTGGCGATCTTTGGCGCCTCGGCGACCATCGCATCTTGTGCGGCGACAGCACGCGCGCCGAGGACGTCGCGCGTGTCCTGGGCGGCGCCAAGCCGCACTTGATGGTCACCGATCCGCCCTACGGCGTGAAGTACGATCCGGAGTGGCGCCTGGAGACGGGGCATGGCTCCGCCGGCCAAGCAACCGGCAAGGTGTTGAATGACGATCGCGCGGATTGGCGCGAAGCCTGGGCGCTGTTTCCTGGCGACGTCGCCTACATCTGGCACGCCGGTATGTTCTGCGGTCCGGTGTGGCACTCGCTCGAGGCGGTGAAGTTCAAGATCCGCGCGCACATCGTTTGGGTGAAGCCGCGGCATGTGTTCGGCCGCGGCGACTACCACTTCCAGCATGAGCCGTGCCTTTACGCGGTGCGCGATGGTGGCGAGGAGAACTGGCACTTCGTTCCGGAGCACGAGCTCGCGGCCTACGCGGTCCGCGATGGCACGCGCGGCCATTACGAGGGCGGCCGCAAGCAGTCGACGGTCTGGAACATCGAGCACATCAAGTCCGAAACCGGTCACGGCACGCAGAAGCCGGTTGAATGCATGCGGCGGCCGATCGAGAACAACTCGCGCCCTGGCGACGCGGTGTACGAGCCGTTCTCCGGTTCGGGCACCACGATCATCGCGTGCGAGATGACCGATCGCGTCTGCTACGCGATCGAGCTCAATCCAGCCTACGTCGATGTTGCGGTGAAGCGCTGGGAAGAGTTCACTGGCCTGACGGCTACTCTCGAGCGTCGCTCGGAAGCCGCATAACCGGAGGTGTTAATGTCCTATTCGTTTGCCGTGAAGGCTGCCGACAAGGCGAGAGCGAAGCAAAAAGCCGAGGCCAAATTCGACGAGGTGATTGCCGGTCAACCGATCCATTCCAAGGATCGCGCCGCAGCCCTCTCGCTGGTTGATGCTCTGCTCGCATTGCTCCCGGATGCTCGGGATGATCAGACTGTCGTGGTGACTATCAACGGCTCGCTGGGCTGGGCGAGCGACGACCAAGAAAAAATCCACAGCGCAAGCGCCGGATCCTTCGTTTCAATTCTTGACGAGCGCTACCTCGGAGAGGCATGAACGCCGATCCCAAAAAGGGCCGAAGCGCGAGGATCATTCCCGGGGGTGTGGGAACGCGGCGGTCCTGGCGCTCCGGCCAGTCCAGGCAATTGCCGGTCCGAGGTGGCTAGACCTTGGCCGGCTCCTGGAGCCTGCTCCCGATCTCCGGACGGCTCAAGTCCGGTTGCCGACACAATTGCAAGAAATTCCCGAGGTCCGGATCCCCGCGACCATGCCCTTCATCGCTGGGGGTACGGTCCTTTGGGGATGGTCTCGGCGCTCACCGGCCGCGTCGGGGGCGTCGAGACCTCAATTCGCGCGGAGCGGTCAATGGTCGATGCTTTCGGCGGCAAGCTTCCGCAGTTCATCCTGACGTGCATGCTGCTCGCTGGGTTCGCTGGGACGGTCGCCGCGTACCTGGCAGTCAACATGACCGACAAGAATGCGGAGATCATCAAGACGATCCTCGCCGGCATGGGGCAGGCGTGCCTGCTCGCGCTCGGCTACTGGTTCGGGCAGGGCGGCCGCTAGGATCCGAATAGCTGCGCCTTGTCGCGCATGCATCGATCGAAATGCTCGCCGCGATATCGCTTGCAGTATTCGGTCATCACCTTGTTCTGCTCGGCGTTGAGCCGCCGCTCTGTCGGCGGCTTGTCGGGGCGCTCTGGCGGCGGCGGCGCTGTGATCGCGGTGGCGAAAGCGAACGCAATCAATCCCCATGCGATGCCTTGCAATGCGTCCATCGGTTTAGCTCCCGTGCCCCAAGCCCATGAGGACGACGATTGCGAGGATGATGATCAGCACGATCCCGCGCAGCGCGCCTGGGAAAAACTTCGCCATCAGGACCAGCAGGATGAGGGCGACGATTAGCGTCAGCATGGTTGATCTCCGTTAGCAGAAAGGCAGCGGCACTTCGCGGCCGCCGACGTAGCCCCGAATTCGGTAGTCACCTTCCATCTCGGGCGGGACGATGTAGGTCGTGAAGTGTTGCAGGGCCCGCGCCTGTCGCGCGAAGAGCCGGTGGTTGCCGTCGACGATGTGGCGCATGACGCCGCCTGGGATTGGGAGCTCCACCTGCAGCAGCGGCTGCTCGATGCGGTACCAGTCGTTTGCGAGCTCTCGGACGCGCTGCCAGTCGATATTGGCGCGCGTCGCGTCGGTCGCCGGCGGGATGACGCTCATCGGCCGGCGGATCGCGGGCCCGAAGCGCCCGCGATCGGCGTCGCGCTGGATCCGAGTGATATTCCAGATGATCGCGAGGCCGTTGTTCTGCTGAGGATCAAGCTGGTAGGTTTGATCTGCCATGTCGGCGCCGACGAGGACGATTGTCTTGCCGTCGATTGTCACTGGTTAACTCCCTGCGGCTGTTGATGGTTGCTCGGCGTGCCGAGCACGTGCGCTCGGTACTTGAGTTTTTCTCGCAGAGCGTGGCAGGCCCTGCAGTGTTTCGATCCGTTCGGGCGTAGGAAGGTGTTGCTCTCATCGAACGGGTGGCCGCGCTTGCAATGCGTTTTGCGTGGCGCTGCCATCAGAAGATCCTCCCGATAACCTCGCGCGGGAGCGGTCCGCTGAGGAATTCGCGTAGATCCTCCTCGCGGACCGGGATCTCCGAGATGACGCCGATGTGGCCCGCGGTCGGCAGCGCGTCTTTGCATATCTGCAGCGCCTCCTCCCGCGAATATCGGCCGGCGAGAGCGAGGCCCTCGGTGTAGCCGCGCCTGGCCGGCTTCCACCATCGGCGGTGTTCGTTGGACCAGATCAGGTAATTGTACTTTGGGGTTGGCATCGTCCGTTGATCTCCGTTTTGCAATCGACTAAGTCCTAGAGTTCCGGTGGCGTGTGGTTTGATCTCCGTTCGCCGCTGCGAAAGGAGGGCGCGACTTCGGCAGCGGTCGCGCCCTCATCGTTTTTCATCCGATCAAGATCGGAATTGGTTTGCCGCTCGGATTGCATTTCGGGCAAGGCACGCCGCGCTTGGCCTCGCTGACGGTCCGGCATTTGATCCATCCCGTTTCGTGGCCACACTTCCTGCATCGCATGGTGACGATGACGTCGGCGTCCGGAGCGTCGCATCCTCCGGCGTCGCTGACGTGCATCAGCACCACACGCGTTCGCCGCTCAACCGAGAATAGCTTGCCCTGGCGCGCAGTCATCGCAGGAACGCCCCTCCATCGCTGAACGTGGCGCCGGCGAAGAGGCTGCGGACGATCGCCTTGGCTCGGTCGAGGCTCGGCGCGTGGATGAATGTGTCGATCGGCGGCTCGGTCGATGTGCTGGTGACGCGGAAGCTCTCGCATCCAGGCGGCGCCTTGCCGAAGATGTCCGGGTTCGGGTTGGTCGCCGATCGCACGATGATGAAGCGGAGAGGCTTGTCCTGGCTCTGTTCGATCTGCTCGACGTCGATCGCTTTCGGGCGATCAGTCGATGAGATGGACGCGGCAGCTAAAGCGGCTTCCGTAGCTTCATCAAAACCGCAAAGGTAGATAGGCAGAAAATCGTTGTGCTGTTCGACAACGCGCTTCTCGCGCTCGGACGAGAGGGCCAAGGCGATCGATGCTGGCAATCCCTCGACCTGAGCGCGGGACTCTGACAGCATGATCTGCAATGCGAGGTAATCGCCGATTAGCTTGGTCAGCTTTTCCTCAAGACCGTTCCCCGGCACGTCATCAAGCATGTCCCGGCATCTCTCGACCAAACCGACAAGGCGCTCGTTCTCGCGGACCAGTTGCTCACACTGTCCTTCCCACCACGCGATCTGCTCGCGCTCGTTTCCTGCCGGTGATCGAGGGATTTGATGCTCGGGCTCGACCGCTGCCGGAGAGTGCCGCAGATGATCGTCGCCATGCCACGGGTCACGGCACAGATGGTGGTGAGTGCCGCCCTCGGTGTAGACGGCCCGAACCTTATGTTCGGCATCCGTGCGTCCACACGTCGGACAGCATTCCGCCGCACCTTGGGCATGATCGCTCTCGGTCATTCGAAGTCTCCCTGGTTTTCGATCGGATGAAACGTGGTCCACCTGGTCGCCCACACGATCAGCGCGATGAGCGCGAAGAGCGCGAGTGCAATGACGCCGGCGCAGGCGGTGATGATGGCAAGCATTCCCCTTGCCTCCCGCTCAGAAGCGCAGCCCGCCGGCGATCCAGCCGGCGAGCGCGCAAAGGCCGATGAATGCTCCCGCGAGGCCGGCGCGTTGCCATCCGGCAATGGCTGGTCTCGGTCGGCGCAGGCTGTCGATGTGCTTCGCCGCAGCTGCCGGTCCCCATAGCTTGGAAATCGCGCCGTAGATCGCGAGCTCGCGGTCCGTCATCTTGGTCGGGTAGTTCAGTGGCGATGCCATGAGTTGCCTCCGTCATGTGAGTGATAGCCCTGGGCGACGAGTTGTCGGTCGACCGAGCGGCCCGCGAGCCGCTCGGCTTTCGCGATCGCCTGGATCGCGAGTTGCGAGCCGGACACCATGATCCGGCGATAGATGCAGGCGTCGGTGATGCCTGGGCGGTCCGCCTCGGGGATCCCGGAAAAGGTGACGCCGCCTTTGGCGTCGACCTTCACCTGGACGATCCCTTGCTTGATGCCGGCGATGAACTTTTCGGTCACGCGCCGGATCTCGTCTTTGCGCTCCGCAAGGGTCTGGCCCTTGCGGATGTAGGTCTCGCAGGCCATGGCGCTCACTGCTCCAGGAGGGGTTCGAGGTCGAGGGTTCGGGCGCTCACCGCCGGCTTCTGGATCGGCGCCGCATCCTCCAGGTCGATGAAGGCGGTCCGCTGCTCGGCGATCCTGGCGATCGTCGCGCGGTCGATCTCGATCGCCGCGGCCTCGCCGGCGGCCTTGATCCTGGTCGCCGCCTGGCGGGCGAGGTCGATCGCGGTCTGGACCCGCGCCGCGGCGTCCGGCGAGAGCATCTGAGCTCGGTTCTTTGCCTCGGCGGCCGCCTCGCGCACCGCCTTGACGTCCAGGCGCTCGATGCCGGTTTCCATCTGGCGCATCAGCGCGCTGATCTCGGAGTTGATCGCTTTCACCGCCTCGACGTCGTCGGCTGCGACCCGACCGATGATTGTGTGGATCTTGACCCGGTTCAGTTTGGCGGTTTCGTTGAACTCCTCGGCGAGCCGGTTTGCCTCGCGCAGGGCGCCGCGCAGTTTCGGCTCATCGATCTCGGCGCAGAGCAGGCCGAAGGCGGAGCGGACGCAAACCAGCCGGACCAGGGAGAGGCACTTATTCCGAACCTTGAGCGCCCTGGCGTGCTCCTCGGGATCTTCGATCACGCGCTCGGTCTCCCAGCGGGCCCGGCGCTTGCCGTCCTCGGTCAGGTGATCGGCCTCGATCTCCTTTTTGTCGTACTGGACGTTGCCGGCCACCGAGGTGTTGAGCGAGACCAGGAGGCCTGGGCGGAGTGTGCTGTCGGTTGAGGTGATCATCGTTTCGGTTCCTTTCGGGTGATGGGGTTAGGCGAGGTCGAGTTGGCGGGCGCTCGGTCCGCGCGTCCTGGCGGCTTCCGGGGCGCTCGCAGGGCGCGCGCGGCCGCTAGCCGCCCACTCCCGCAGTTTCCGGATCTTCTCTTCAGCGGTCTTTGCCAGGGGCACCACCGCGGCCGCCGCGGCCAGGAGGTCGGTGGTCTGGATCTCGCGCTGGTTATCAGCGAAGCCCATGAATAGGGCGTCGGGCACGATCGCGGCGACTTCAGAGCCTGTGAAGTCGGCGGTCGCCGCCGCGATCGCCGCGAGGTCGATCGAGACGCCGGCTCGGTCGTGAGCTCGGAGCGCGGCCAGCAGGATCTCGCCGCGCTCGGCGGTCGTCGGGAGGTCGACGAAGAAAATCTCGTCAAACCGACCCTTGCGGAGGAGCTCCGGCGGGAGGTCGTCGATCTTGTTCGCCGTGGCGATCACGAAGGCCTCGCCCTGGCGCTCCTGCATCCAGTTGAGCACCGCGCCGAGGGCGTCGGCGGAAACGCCGCCGTCGGCGGATCCGGAGGTCGATCCCTGCAGCGCCTTCTCGATCTCGTCAAACCAGACCACGCAGCGGCCGATCGCCTCGATCACCTTGAAGGCCTTCCGCAGGTTCTGCTCGCTCTCGCCGACGAACTTGCTCTTGAGGGCGCCGAGGTCGACCTTGAGCAGGGGGCAGGACCAAGCGGTAGCAATCGCCTTGGCGGTGAGTGACTTGCCGCATCCCGGGATGCCGACCAGCATGGCGCCCTTCGGCGCCGGCAGGCCGTACTCTCGCGCCGCCTGGCTGTAGGCTCCCGAGCGAGCCTGGAGCCAGGCCTTCAGGTTTTCGAGGCCGCCGACCGCGGCGAGGCCGCCCGGGATCGGATCGAACCACTCGAGCACGCGCTCGCGGGCGATGATCCGCTTTTTCTCTTTCGAGATCAGCTTCGGCTGGATGCTCCGCGTGGCGACCAAGGAGCGGGAGAAGCAGGATGCGGCCTCCTCGTCCGTGAGGCCTACCGCCGCGTCGATCGCGGCGGCTCGCTGCTCCTCGGTCAGCTTGTAGTCCGGGATCGTCGCCTGGACCGACCTGATCGAAACGTCGAGGCGATCGCCGATCTCCTCCCGGTCCGGCATTGGCCACTCGATCACCGTGGCGTGGTTCGAGAGCTCCGGCGGGATCTCAGCGGATGGCGAGAGGACGATGATCGCCTGGGAGCGAGTGTTATCCGCCTTCGGCATCTCGCGGGCGAGGTTGCGAAGTTTCCGGAGAGTTGAGGCTCCAGTCGGTCCGCTGATCCAGACCGGCAGGTCGCGCATGATCGTCAGCGTCCGGTTCGGGCGGCTGCCGCCGGGCGCGTTGGGGTTCAGGCTGGTCGCGATCGTGTCGAGGGCGTCGCTTGGGTCAACGAGCGCCCGAAGCTTGGGGGATGGCTCGCTGCCGTCCATCAAGGCGACGCCGGCGCCGACATCCCAAGTCTGCGGAATGTATCTCGCCGAGGCGGCGGCTTCGATGAGGAGGCGCTCGACGCGCTCCTCCTCCCTGGTCGCGATCCAGATCAGGCAGTTGCGGGCGCGCAGCAGGGCGGCGACGTCGGCGGCGGTTTCTTGTCCTTTGGTCATGTGATCTCCGTTCAGAAAATGAGGCGAGAGGCGATTGCGAGGACCGGCGCGAAGGTGAGGCCGATCGCAAGCAGGAGGGCGGTGTCGATCCAGGCGTCGCGGCGCGTGACCATCAGACCGGCCTTCCGTATGCAGCGCGCTCGGCGTGGCGGGCGTCATAGCCGCCGATGAATTCGAGGAGCTCGGTTCGATCGTTCTCTGTGATGCCGCGAGCGTTCCCGCCCTTGCTAGAGTTGAAGAGGTGGCGGGCGATCCGGGCGTCCTCAAGCGCATCTTCCATCGTTACGGAGAAGGTCTCTCCGCCTTCCTCATCGGCATTGTGGACGATCATCAGGCAGGAGCCGTCGAGAACGACCGTGAAGTCGCCGGCGATGCCGATCATCGGGTTGCTGCTCTCGCAGCCGGCAAAGCCGTACCAGTCGTCCTTTGTGAAATCGCGCAGTTCGGTATGCGCCAGGATGTCGAAGGCGGCGCGGCGGGCGAGCGCCTTGGCGGTGTTGATCCTCATCGTGTTGATCTCCGTTCGGTTGTCCCGGGCGCCCGCGGCAGCGGTCTCGCCCGGTTTCGATTTGTAACCGGAAAGGCCGCGAAACGCAACCGTTGAGAGCAGCCTGTGCAACGATTGCGTTTTCCGGCTAATCTGGCGGTGTTCGGGCCCGAATTCGGGCGAAACGGGGTTAACAAATGGCAAAAGAGCCGGCGCCGCTCGGTCCTGGCGAATGCGATACCGCCACCGCCTGCCGGTTGATCATGATCACGGCGCCCTGGCTCGGGAAGCTGGTCAAGGACGGCTTTGTCAAGAAGCTCGGCACCAATCGGTACCGGGTGATCGACGTGGTGCAGGGCTACATCAATTGGCTGAAGGACGAGAACCGCCGCGCCACCATCACCAAGTCCGTCTCGCGCGTGCAGGAAGCACGCGCCAACGAGATCGAGCTCCGCACCGCTCGGGAGAAACGCGATCTCATCCACGTCGACGATCTGATCCCGCTGTTTTCGGACGTGCTGGGGACGCTCCGCTCGGAGTTGTCCGGTCTGCCGGCGGCTGTTACGCGCGATCCGGAGCTCCGCGCGAAGGTTGAGAAAGAACTCGATGTCCGCATTGCCAAGGTCCGAGCGTCATTTGACGCCGCGAGCAAAGCTGCTGAAACACGCAGCGCAATTGTTTTGGAGCCCGAAGAGGCAGACGCCTGATCAATGGGGCGCGGAAAACCGCACCTATTCCGAGCAGACCGGTTGGCCTGGTCGCCGCGATCCGACGCTAACGCCTTACATGATCGAGTTCGAGCGGCAGTTTTCGAACGCGAAGTATCGTCGCGTCGTGCTGGCGACCTCGGCGCAGACCGGCAAGACCGAGGCTTTCCTCGACATCATCGGCGAGCGGCTCGATAACCGGCCGATGCCGATCATCTATGTCGGTCCGTCGAAGGAGTTTTTGACCGACCAGTTCGAGCCTCGCCTGGTCGAATTGTTCAGGCAGGCGCCGTCGCTGCTCCGCAAGGTCGAGGGCGGGCTTGACGGCAAGCGCCAGAAGCGCACCCTGAAGCGGGTCAACGGCACGCGCATCCGCCTGGCGCATGCGGGATCGTCGACCGCGCTGAAGAGCGACCCGGCATCGTTCGCCCTGGTCGACGAGTACGACGAAATGCTCGCGAACGTGAAAGGGCAGGGCGATCCGCTCGGCCTGATCGAGGCTCGCGGCGACACCTACGCGGATTTCACGACGGGCATTGTGTCAACGCCATCCACCGGCATGATCGAGACCACCATCGACCCGGTGTCGGGCCTCGAGTTCTGGTCGGTCGCCGAAACCGACGACGTCAAGTCGCCGATCTGGCG